TCACTCCTTTCCTCCCCCCTGGTTGTCAGTGGATCAGAGGACAACTGGAGAGTGGGGTTAACACAAGTTACCTCCACTGGCAAGTTGTCGTCGCCCTGGCTAAAAAGGAGACTCTCATCTCCGTTAAAAGAAGATTTGGTGATGGAATCCACGCCGAGCCCACTCGGTCGTCTTCGGCAAACGAATACGTTTGGAAAGAAGACACTAAAATCGCCGGTACGGAATTTGAACTTGGTTCCATCCCCCATCAAAGAAACTCAAAGGAAAGTTGGGAGCAAATCTGGCAACAAGCCAAAGAAGGGAAGATCGAAGAAGTCGATCCGACAGTACGAGTGGTGCATTACCGTACTCTGCGAGCAATTGCAGCGGACTTTGCGCAACCGGTTGGAATGGAGCGAATTGTCCATGTATACTGGGGTCGAACTGCAAGTGGGAAGTCAAGGAGAGCTTGGGAAGAAGCCGGAGAATTGGCTTATGCTAAAGATCCACAAACCAAATTTTGGTGTGGCTACAGAGGTCAACAACATGTTGTCATCGATGAATTTCGAGGTGCAATCGGAGTTGCACACCTACTCCGATGGTTGGATAGATATCCAGTTAACGTTGAAATCAAAGGCTCATCAATGCCCCTGCGGGCAACTAAATTGTGGATCACCTCCAATCTGCATCCCCAATGCTGGTACCCCGATTTAGATGGAGAAACTTTTTTAGCTCTTGAAAGGAGGTTAATTGTTGAAGAATTTGAATAATATTTAAATAAAATTATTAAAAAATTTTTTTTCTAATTTATGACAAAGCCATACCCTGTAGTGATAACCGGAGGAATGTATGAACGCAAAAAGACAAGATCTAAAAGAAAGATTGCCGCTGCCTCCTCGCAGTCAAAGAAACAAGCTCGTATTAGTGGGTCTGGGGATTACGTTTACCGTGGGGCTACTCCTTTTTATGATACGGGAAGAAAGGTGGGAGGAATGGTGAGCACTGGGTTGAACTGGCTTGGTGTCCCTACTAATAAACCAATGTTTAAAAATGTTGGAGGTCGTTTAGGACATGCGATTGGTGGAATATTTGGCTCTGGGGATTATACAATCGGTGGTGGAGAAAGTATTTTAACAAACGGGAAGGAACTTCCTGTCTTTGGGTCAGGTCCGTATCAAAACGTGGTTTGCCATCGAGAATATCTGAAAGATATTACTACTGGAGCAAGTAACACATTTTCTTTGGAAAGTTTTACTTTGAACCCAGGATTGGCTGCCACTTTTCCGTGGTTGTCGACCATCGCACAAAACTATGAACAATATAGGGTTTTAGGATGTGTGTTTGAATTTAAAAGTACTTCAGCAGATGCTTTGAATTCTACTAATACAGCATTAGGCCAGGTTATAATGGCGACAGAATATAATCCTGCAGCTCCAGCCTATACAACCAAGGCACAAATGGAGAATTCTATGTTTGCACAAAGTGCAAAGCCTTCCGTGTCAATGCTTCATGGTATTGAATGTGATGTTAGACAAACACCTGTTAGTCAGTTGTTCGTTCGTACGGGGGCAGTTCCTAGTGGTCAAGATAATAGATGGTATGATCTGGCAAACTTTCAAATTGCAACTAATGGCTTCCAAGGAAGCAACGTAGTTATTGGTGAATTATGGGTTACTTATATTGTTGAATTTTATAAACCACAGATTCCTGCAACATTTGGAGGTTATACTGATTCTTTACATGTTAGAAGATCAGGGGTTGCCACTACTTCAATTGGATTTGGTAGTGTGGGAGTATTTAACATTGGATCGATGACAGCAAGTTTGACTAGCACCACAATAACTCTCAGTACAGCTCATGTAGGCAACAAATATCAATTTATTGCTTTATGGAAAGTTCAAAATGCTATGTCTGCAAGTCCGACGGTAGCGATTACATCAGGTGCAAATGCATTTGATTCGCTTGCAGGATCTTATACTATATCTACATTGACTAGTTCTGCTGACTTTTATTCATCAGGAGGATATTCTGCGGTTTGTACAGAATCATTTGAAGCTACTGATAATGATGTAGTTCTTACTGTAACACCTGGTACTACTACATCAGGTGGCTTTGCAGTAGATATCCTTGTTTTATTGATGGATTCTACTATAGTTCAATAAAGAACTATTTTATTTATAACATTTTTTTTTTCGTGCGTAAAATGGTCAAAATAAAAAAAAATAAAAAAAAATAAAAAAAACTATATAAAATCAAAGGAAATAATAAAAAATATATCATAAGTTAAACCTTGGGGGCCCCAGGTTGGGGAGTGACAGGAGAAAAAGGAAAAAAAGGACCCTTTTTCGCATGTATCAAAAAATGTTATAAATAAAACTAAAAGGTCAATGAGATTGAAACAATATTTATATTGTTTGCCCTTGGGGGCCCCACCGTTCGGTGGGGAGGCCATAACCCTAGCGCTGTAAGACCAAAAGGCTTGGTAGAAGCCTTAGTATTACTTACAGCGCGGGTTCTACCTGGCTACCAGCCAGCCAATCATAACTCGAGTTCATGTTGGACCAATCAAAACTCGAGTTCATTTTGAACCAATCAAAATTTTTCATTCAAGCCACGTCATTTAATGAAAAAGTATAAATAACGTTGGAAATATTGTGAGTATCAAATGGAATGCCAGCAGTCCAGGCAGTTTATTGGATGCTCACGATCCCCTTCCACGCTTTCACTCCTTTCCTCCCCCCTGGTTGTCAGTGGATCAGAGGACAACTGGAGAGTGGGGTTAACACAAGTTACCTCCACTGGCAAGTTGTCGTCGCCCTGGCTAAAAAGGAGACTCTCATCTC